TCCAAGAATTCCGTGTTTTTTTGATTGATTTTGAGCACGGCCTGCTCTTGCTCGATACGCTTATTGTTGTATTTTTCCAAATCTTGCAGATGCTCAATCTGCTTACCTTCTTCTCGAGTAATACTTCTGACAAGTTTCCCATCACGGTTGACGATGGAATACGTTCCACCGTAGCTATTGTATTGAAGTCGGTTTCCATCAACCAAACCTTTCTGCACAAGTTGCTGATTCACCCACTTCTGATTGTCTCGTCGTCCTTGCAACAGTTGCTCATGACCGAGAGAACTTTCCTGGATTTGTGTCATTTTATTGAAAGCCGCACGCGCTCTTGCGGCGCGGATTAGGTTGTTGATGTAACCGTTGAGAGCAACAGTATTGCTGTTGATCAATCTGTTTTCAGCTGTCAGCTGTCCGTGATACTCAGGTACAAGCTTCTTTATTTCGGCAAGAGCCTTTCTTCGGTCCTCCAACTTAGCCTTATTGTCTTCCAGGGTTTTTCGTAGCTGCTTGAATCTGGTTAATTCTTCTGCAATGCTATTGTTGGCTTCCTCGTTCACACTCTTCATCACGTTTTGCTGACGCACGAAGTCGTTGGTAGCATCCTTAGCTATCTGCGCAGCTTTGGCATTCTCTTTCATTCTTGATGTTACTTCGTAAATTGCCACACCTACAGTCAGCAGTACTGTTGCAAGTGCCGTCCAAGGATTGGTAAGGCTTGCCATCTTAGCCGCTCTCAATGCGACCGTATATGCCTGCACTCCTTTAGTGAGAAGTATCCATGTTAATTGCAGTGCCAGTAGTACATTACGGGTGAACATGGCAGCAGCAGCCATAGCCTTTTCCATGGCAAGAGCTCCTTTTTGCACCGCTGTACGTGCGGCAAGCATTGCCGTTTCTGCTTTGAGAGCTATAGTCTGGGCTTTCCATATCGCTGTCAACATGGCGATATAGGCTGCATATCTTAACACTTCTTGCCCGTTTTGTCTGAGGAATGTTGTTATCGCCAAGAGAGTCTTTACCAGGAGACCTCCGGCTGTGATGGTATAGGTTACGACTGGCTTCAGACGTTCACCTAACTCTACCGACAACTCATGGAAGGCATTTCTCGCTTTGTCCAGCTCTGCCTGGGCAGTGTTGTTCATGACGTTGTATTCTTCCGTCACGCTCTTAGCCTCTCTGTAGGCTTGTGTTGCCAGCTGCTGACGTGCTCGGACATCGTCAATCTTATCGGCAAGGGTGGAGAGGACTCCTACGGCGCGGCTGCCATCCAGTCCCATGTCGTCGAGCATCTTCATCATCGTCTGCGGGTCGGCACGTTTCAGGCTGTCAGCCAGTGCGAGGACGGCACCGTTGGCATCATTCTTCAGCAGGTCAGCGAACTTCCTGACATCCATGCCGGCTATCTTTGCGAATTTGGCCGTATCCGTCTGCATTTTTGTAAGCATATTGCCAAAGGCCGTAGCAGCCATTTCGTCTTGCAAGAGGTTCTCGTCCATGACGGCACCGTAGCCCATTATCTGTGCCTGCGTCAGTCCCATCTGCTTTCCGAAGCCGGCAACGCGGGCTGTGAAGTCAACCAGGTAGCCAGCTTTGGCACTGGAGTTCTGCGCCAGTTCGTTGACGGCAGAACCTGTTGCCAGCATGGCACCGCGCAGTCCCATCTTGTCATCCTCGCCGAAAGCCATAGCCAGTTTACCGATGCTGTCAATGGCACCTTCGCCGAGGTCATCGCCCAGGGCCACCTTAATCATGTTACCGGCTTCGACGAATTCCAGGATATCTTTCTTGGAGGTCTTGCCCAGACGACCTGCGGCGCCAGCTAACTCGTTAAGTTCCTCTCGGCTGGTGCGGGTATCCATTTTCTTCAGTTCCTCATTGAGGTCTCTGACGGCAGCTTCAGTCAGGCCGGTATATTTCCGCGTGTCCGCCATTGCCTCTTCCATCTTGGCGTACTCAGCAACGGAGTCGCGGACGGTCTGGCTGATACCCGTGATGGATTGGAACACGATCAAGACACTTCCCCAAGCATCGTTCAGGAACTTAAAGAATCGCGAAAATATACTCTTAGACTGCGCTGTTGCCGCAGTATATTCGTTGATTGCCCTCTTGGCAGCCTTTATCCGTTCGGCAAGAGCGTTCCATTCTTTTGAATTCTTTGTTACGGTTCCATCCCGCATCAGGCGGTTAAGACTTCTTACTTCTGCCTGAAGTTCCTTGTAGTTTTTTTTGGATAGGTCGTCCATGGCTTTAGACAACCCTTTGACGTGTTTTTCTTCTTTTTTCAAGGCGTCAGTCACTACTTTCAGCTTGCGTTCAGCAGCGGCAATTTGTTCCTTAGTTGCACCTGAGTCTTTCTTCTTTAGTTTGATGACTTCTTCTGTGGCAGCCTTGACTTCACGTTCAAGTTGCTTAACGCTGGCTTCTGCTTTTTGTTTATTGACTTCAATGACAGCCTGGAATCTCTCTGTATTTGCCATAACAGTATATTTGATTTTTGCAAAAATACCGTTTAAGGATTCCTTTTGAAAATACAGGCTTTTTGTAGTCCTACTGTAGTACTACACCTCCACTACACTGTTTCAAGGTCAAGGGGGGCCTTTAGGGTGCCTTTAACAAATCAAGGGGGTGCCTTTAACAAAAAAAAGCCCCGATGCTCACGCATCAGGACTTCATAATCCAATAACTAACAAAATGACTGTCTACTTTCAGCCAGGGCGTCGTCGCCGGATCCAGAGGATGATTATGGCAGTCACTGCTATTACGGCGGCTATCGTAGCACCAATCATTATTTTACCGTAATCACAGCAGAACTGCTGCCATCTACTCAATGGCTCCTTCACCGGATATGGTACGGGGATGGAGTCCCCTTTGATATATTCAATGGATGTTATTTTCTCACCTTGTGACTTCTCCTTCTTTTGTTTGTCGCGCTCTATGAGCCATGCTTTCTCCTGCTGCAGGTTTTTAATTTTGATGCCGAGGGCAGCCAGTTCCGTGCTATCTACCTCACGGATGACTGTCGATACCTCATTCCAAACGGAATCAACCTGACGAATGGTATCATGGATATTTTTAATTTCCGTGTGAGTCTCCCTGATGGGGACATACTCAGTATGCTTGCATGAGCACATGACGCATAGCAATCCTAACAATGCCAGCAAGTAAAGTCCTATCAGCCTGTATCCGTTCTTCATACCTTGTACTTTCTGGTAATGTCAATGTAGATGTTACTTTTTGCGCCGTGCATCAGGTTGTACAACTTCTCGAAGGCAGCCTGGCTGTTCGTCACTCTGCCCTTGATGGTGTTGTAGCCTACAATAAGACAACCGGCACTGCTCTTCTCCGTGGTGCCGATGTGGATAAGGATACCTTCGTAGGCAGGGACGTCAAGCAGGCGTGGCACTCGTCCTCCGCAGAACCTCATGTAGTAGGGTTTCAACGAAAACTTCGGGCTGACAACGCCTAACGTCACCTTGTAGATGCCGGTAGGGATGGCGGTCTGCGACTTCACTTTACGCTTCTGCAGCTCTGCCAGCGGCATGTTCTTATCCAATCCTCGGTCTGTGTCCTCTATGGTGTCGCAGACATACTTGCCATCGACATACAGATGTCCGATGCAATAGGTGGCGCAGTTATAACTGCGCTTCAATTCTATCTTCATTGTTCACTCCTCCATTCTTTTTCTTGCTGATTCTATCTGTTCGTCAGTTACTTTTCCTCCGTCCACGTTGTCAAGGTCTACATCGAAGTGGCGTTCAGTCTTGTCTATAAGGATTTTCCTGAGTATCCTCCAGAAGCGGCTCTCACTTTCTTCCCGGCATGAGCTTTCGTTTTCCAGGATAGACAAACCTTGTTCAAAGCAAATGGCGCCTGTGACAATATACGAAAGAGGTATCTCTACGTGTATGAAAACCCAATGTTCGGCAAGGAAAGCCAGGATTATCAGAGACAGGCGACGAGGGATGGTCGACCGTATCACCTTGCCAAACGCAAAGCTTGTGAATTTCACCTTGTGCCTTTGTGTCTTTTCCGGATAAGCTTCGTGTACTCGTTTATCCAGCTGGAACGCTGTCCATGCGTCGTATAATATGAAGGCGACAGCTACGATGATAAGCGGAAAGGTGGGGTGGAACTCGCCGACAAACCACCCGAAGCCACTACCAATGGTACAAAATATCACTTTGCTGTTCATTCTTCCGCCTCCTTCATTATTTCTTCATAGCACGACCAGTCAACGGAAGCCTTCTCCTGGCGTCCGTCTTCAATGCATCTCTCGATATGTTCCTGAACGAGGATGGCGAATGCTATAACCTCCTCAGCATTATCAAATGTATATAGGATGTAATCATTGTCTGTGCCCAGCTTTAGTGTCGGCGGTGTTGTCAGGTCTCCACCTTTTGCCAGAGCATAGGCAAAAGCGATGTTACGCTGGTTCTCTGCTGAAAGCCACACGAGCCGCTCTTGATATTCCAACCCTGTCAAGATGCGCTCCCGAACAATAGTGTTGATCTGTGTCAGAATCAACTCCTTGATTTCGGCAAGAGACGGTTTATGTTCCAATGTCTGGCGATACTGGTAAGCGGTATCGCCCTCTGTGCCGTAACCATAGAAAATCTCCCAACGACGACGTCCTATCTGCTGGATGCCGTCGTAACGTTCCGTTGCACCGTAAATCTTTTCCATCGCAGTAATATTAGTACTGCAAAGATATGAAGGGCAACGGCTTCGTGAAAATACAGGTTTAAGTGAACTTGTACTTTACCTTACAGTTATCGAACAGTTCACTTTCAATGACTGTCTCAAAAGGAAAGCCGTCTTCGATGTCGCTTATCTGGTCAAGGATGCTTTTCATTTCCTCACTGGCAGTAAAGAACTTGCCCCACTCTTTCGCTTGCGGGTCGTAGAAGCTCACGATGTACCTGTCCTCACCTTGGCTGGTGCTGATGCCGCTCTCGTAGTCGTGCACCTCGATAGTCTTGTTGCAGATGGCACCCAGCCGTATCATCTTGCCGGGAAAGCGTTTCTTTCCGTCTGCAGGTGTGTAGCTCACACCCATTTCTTTGAACTTTTTCATTTTCTTTCCTGTTAGTTTATAGAATAAATGCTTGCAGTCGGCATGGCAAGCCATACCGTTGAATGAACCTATAACCTGCTGCCGACGCTTGCGCGACTTCACCTTTGCCAGTTTCCGAGCTGCCGTCTTCTTGATACGCTTGCGCAATAGGGAGTGTGTGCCGTAGTGGACATAGCCAAGGAAGTCCAGACCGTCGGTCAGCGGGCGCACAGCTTCATTGGATTTTATGCTCAGTCCAATCTGAGATAAGGCTTTCTTGTGAATGTCCCGGAGTCTCCATAGTTCTTTCTTGTCTTCGGCAAGCATCACTGTATCGTCACAATAGCGGTAATATAGATATCGCGTTTCGCTGTCGATGGTGTAACGTTTTACCTGTTCCAGCATATAGTGATCCACCTCGTTAAGATACAAGTTGGCAAAACACTGTGAAGAACGCAGTCCCTTCGACAAACCTTGTGGCATAAGAGTGATAAAGTTATCAAGGATAGGTAGCAGGACGGGGTCGCTGACATACTTCCTTATCATCTGCATCATTCTCTCTTGATTGATGCTTTCGTAATAATGATGTATGTCGTTCTGATAATAGTAACGTGTTTTGTCAGGGACGTTCGCAAGGTCATCTTCTATGATATGGTGCAGCCAGTGCATACCACGTCCCTTGATGCTTGCTGCCGTATTCTTGATAAGCGTAGAATATGTGTACTTCTCTATCACGACCATGATAGCATGAGCTCCTACGCGTTTTTCAATCGTAGGAGCCTGCACGTCACGCTCCTTGTAGCCCTCATTGACATGAAGGTCACGTACATCGCTACGCATAATACGAAAAGAACCTGCACCGATTTCTCGCCGTAGGCTCTCTATCACTTTCAGACGCTTCGGTCTGTACGCTTCCCTTTGCCTCTGGTGTTCAAGGTGACTGATCACATAGTCAAAACTCTCGCCCATATTCTCCTCGCTGATGATCTCAGGGATAAGATTGTGAAGCGGAAATCTCATTTCGCCCATTGCCTTCAGGACACTTATTTATGTTCCGGCTTTCCATCTTTGATGCTGTTGCCGAGGCTCAGACCCTTCGCCCGTGCGGTCGATGTTCACGACATCGGTGTATAGGAGCGATTGTCAGTTGTTACTGTTGCAACCCTGTATCTTGTTGGTAAGGCGCGCGCCGTAGTTCGAGTTCGAGGTCGCAGCATCGTTATTCGCGTTGACGTTCACGAGACCGTTGTTCGCATTCGCAGTGTTGCCAGAGCGAGCGACGACACGCCACGAGGGTCTTCCGCCTGCACTATTGCGCTGCAAAGGTATATATTTTCTCCGTTTTTTCAATATCTGTGTGAAAAAAAAACAAGCCGCTGACGCGGCTTTAGCGGAGAGTGAGCAGCCTTTACAGGCTCTCACTCTGACGCTTTTCCGCTTTACGATTGTTGCTCAACGAACTCGACTTCGCCCCTGAAGGCAAGGCGCGCGCCGCAGCTCGAGCTCGAGGTCGCAGCATCGTTATACGCGTAGACGCTCACGAGACCGTAGCCCGCATTCGCAGAGCTGCCAGAGCGAGCGACGACACGCCCTGTCCGGCTGTTATTAGTTGTTCCGCTGTCACAATAGAACGTGTTATAATTGCCGTTGCTGATATAGCGGCTGGGGATAACATCACAGTATCGTCCGTGGCGGACACGCTGTATCTCGGCTTCGCCGCCGTTTGCGGCTTGTACCGAACGTTCACTGCCGTCGCGCATCCTGATACGGAAGATCCAGTCTACTGCGCTGCCGGCAGGCGCAACATTACCGCCACGGTAGTATTCGGCATAGCTCTTGACATTCATGGCTACGTTGTCTACCCATTCCGTCGCGCATCCCCACCAGTCTTCCAATCCGAATATCTTGGAGCGTCCGCTCACGCTCTCACCGCTGACACCGATGCTGTCGGTAGTTCCTGTGGTTGTATAACCGGAGCCGCTTCCACTTACCGCCTGGGAGTTCCTTCTACCGTGGACAGCCATCCATAGATTGGCGATGTCCTTGTGCATCTCGTAGTCCAAAACCTGGTAGCCTTCTCCTCTACACTTGGCAAGGTTCATGAAGTCCTTGCAGGTGTAGTTGAAGGTTGTGCCGCTCGGCGGTAATCCAACGGTGAGGTCGCCGTTTGCATCATACTGCCAGTATGAGCTTGTTGTACTCCTGTTGTTGCCTACTGTCGGATTCTGACCGCTGATGCTTCGCAGGCGGAGAAAGTTGTCGACGCTGCCTTTATAGCATCCTATCAACTCAAATCCGTGTTCTACCCAGTCTGGTTCTATTGCTTCAATAGAGCTGCTGTCAACGGCAATGCACTCCTGGCTGTCAAAACCTCTCGGACTGGTGAAGACAAACCATTTGGCACCTGCGGGAACGCCTGTGAAGACATATTCACCTTGGATAAAGTCGCTCTGGGCATGTGTAATGTAGCAGTTGGCAATATCGATGACGGTGCCGTTGCTGTCAAGGAACAGGCAGCCGATAGTGTTACTGTTCACGCAGACCCAACGCACCTGCTTCATACCTTCAACGTCCATCTTATAGACGTTGTTGTTGCTGTCGCTCGAAAGACTTTCCTCTGTAAAGGTGTCGCCGGCAGCATAATTCCCTGTCAAGAGGCTCATGTTGGAACTCAGAAGCAACGAGCTCATGATACTGCGTTTTACAACTGTCGAAGTACTACGCGGCTCTGTCACCTGACTTGAGAAACAGATGTATTTCTTCTGATGCATGTGGTCGTTGATGCCTTTATACCAGTAGTGAGGAAGGCCTAAGAAGAGGTCGTAGCCGGTACCGGACATGTCTGTCAAGTCCAGCTCGTCTCCGTTTGCCTTGTATCGCATGTCGCTGTCCAAAAGTTGCTCCAGCTGCATCTTCCTCGTGTTGCTGTCATACGTACCTTTGTATACATGCATCATGTTCCTGATCTTCATGACATGACCGCTGGCTACGTAGCCGTCACCTTCACCGTCCTTCGTGTTATTCTCCAAGTTGCGGATATTGCCGTCGTAGCCGTTTGTCTCGGCATCGTCGAACTCTATCATCGTATACTGTGCGTTGTAGAGTGTGAGGTTCGGGAAGTATGCTGTCAGCGCGGCAAATGCCGTGTCGCCTATCATGTTGCTGAGTGTCCATGTACCACGCAATCCTTCACATACGCCTGTCACGTCGGAAGACTGGTCTATACCACGTGTACCAAGTTCGCGGAGGGTTTCCAGGATACTGCTTGCTCCGCTCATGCTGCCGCTTTCTATTTCCACCTCGGTCAGGCTTGCACCGCTCTCTACAATTTCTTTCAGAAGATGCTCGGAGGCTATACCCGGACAGCCGGTGATGCGGAGGCGACTGATGTTCGTGAATCCTGCAACGGTCATGTTGCCTACTGGATAACCCAGCAGTGGGAGGTTGACCAGTGACAGCCCTGTCATTGTTGCCGGCAATGTGAGGGTCGAAAGCGGAGCTGACTGTGCTGGTGTAAAGGTGTGCAGAAGACTGCCTGTGGCTTTCACGGTCTGCAGACGTGGGCAGCCTGTGGCGTTCAATGTCAGTATCTTGGTGTTCCTAATGTCTATCTCCTCCAAGAATGGCATTTGACCAAGGCTCAACGCTGACAGAATATCGTCTGTGTACGATGGCGTATAACTCTCTCCACCGATGATGAGTTTCCGCAATAGCGTACAGTCGGCTATAACCCAGTTGCTGTTTTTCGGTGTACAGCCGCTTAAATCAAGTTCGCTCAGTTTATCAGCACCGAAGATATAGATAAGTTTACCACCGACACCTGCAGCAGCCTCAGTAAAGGTGTGGCTCTCACCTGCGCGCAGATAACATGAGTATTTCGCGCTGCTGGTGCTGTCAACGCCCATGCCAAAGTAGCCGTCCTGTGCTGCGGTAATCTTCACCGTGATGGCTCCCATCACACGTGCTTGGAAGAAATGCTTGAACAGGTCGCCTGTCTGATAGTAGCCGTCGCGGTAGGCGAAACGCTTGCGCTGGAATGCTGGCAGACTTTCAAGACGCAAACCGTGCAGTGCCGGATAGTGGTTGTCTGCTGCCGTCGCGGTCTCGATATACTTGCGTTGACCATCAAAACTGCTCACGACCTTTGGCCATTTCAAGATGCGGTTAGTCATCCAGTAACGGTAGCTGCCTGCTGCACTGAATATCTCCAGTCCTGCGCCTGTCTTGGCAGAACGCATGGCGGCGGCGGTATCATGCAAGGTCAGCTGTGTGCCGTTATCATCAATCCAAACGCCCTCGCCTCTTTCAAACAGGGCAAACGACTGGCGGAACATCACACCGTCCCAACCTTGGTACAGGTGGCTGTTCGCTCCGTCCATATCCCAAGGGATAGTCAGATAACAGTCGTTGTCGGCCTCGTCAACACTATCACCATCATACCAGTGGTTGAAGTAGTAGCGCATGTTGCCGTCAGTCTCTTTATAGACTGCTATCATCATGTTCTTGGCTCGCTGGTCAACGGTAGCCTTATAATCCGATGCCACAATATAGTGGTTCGTGCTGTAAGGGTTGAAGTAGCGGTGCATCTCATGCTGCCACTTCAACAGACGGTTGGCCTTGGTTCCTGCTACGGTGTTGCCGTCAAGGGTGATAGTGAGTGATGCACCGTCGCCGTTGAAAATCTTTTCGCTGCCGTCGGGGTTCAGTGCGGCATTCTCATCGTGGTCGTCCGTAAGGTTTTGGTTACACTGCTGGCAGAAAGCCAATTCTCTGAACAACTGATATGGCACTTTCTTCCCTTGTGCATACAAGTCGTTCAAATCGTCGTCGTCGGGGTAACGGCTCTCATAGTACGTTGACCATATAGGCACGTCACCATCATCTGTATGCAAGGTTTTAAGCATATCATCAACGCTGTTAACACCCTGCTGCCAACAGAACTCTTGATACTGGCGGTACTCGTAACATTCGACAGGGTTCAGCACTCTGCCTACAATCACCCACTTGCCTGTGCTGCTGTCATAGGTCATGCTACCTGTCGTGTCGCGCCATGTGCCACCAGTATATTTATAATACTTGCCGTCACTACTGCGATAGACTGTTGCCCAGTCGTAATCGTTTACATCGCCTGCGGCAATCTCTGCGCCTGTCTTATCGACCTCCACGAACTCAGCCACGGCATCGGTCTCTGTCATGGCTCCTGTGCCGTCGTTCTCGATGAAGCGCGTCTCGGGTCCACAGAACTCACTTATCATGTAAAGAGTACCGGGGATAAGCGATGCTGAACCAGCAAGCACCGTTGCCTTGTAAGCGTCAATGTTGGTGCCTCGCGGTGTAACAATCTCCTTGAAATCGCCATAGTTCACACAGCCCTTGTTGTAGCCAGGCACATCTTCGAAGCCGAAGAAATGGGGGTTGCCCTTGTCGGCATTGAAGTTAGCCTTGCTGTGGAAGTAGGCGTTTTCGGGAAGCGTAGCGGCCTCGGAACCTTTCTCCTGTCCGATGCGGTAGTCCGTACGGAACAATGCACAGGTAACACCATCAATGGAGGTGTGCAGCTCCTCGCTGCTGTCAGTGTTGAATATCTGTGCAGGGGTCATGTAGTTTCTACCCAAAGCCAACTGCACGTCGTTCATCTGCTCCATCAGTGCACAGTTGTTAGCACCTGCGCTGTCCGAATAGTCCACCTTGATAGTGATGGTGCTGATAGGGGTGCTGCCGTCCTTGATGCGTATCTTCTTCTTTGCAGCGAGTTTCACTGCCTCGTCGTACTTGGCAAGAATGGTTTCGTCGCCGTTATACATCTTGCTGACCTCTTCGCGCGTATGCAGCATGACAATGCGCTTGGATTTTTTTGCCTTGCCTTTCTTGTTCTTGATTGCGTAGGCAAGTGTAGATGTACCTTGGTTCGTGACGGGGATAGCCTCAATCATACAGTCTGCCCAAGGACGGTCGGGGAAGTACAGATACCAGTCCATAAGCACCTGTGTCTTCTTGTCCTTGATATTCTCGATATAGTCGGGATAGTATATCTCGCTATCCGTCACGGCTGCACCGTCCTTGCTCAGATTGGCATCAGAAGTGCGTGTCTCAACGCATACCATCACACCACGGTCAATCAACTTCTGCATATCGGGGCGAGGTTTCGTCACACCCTCTGCCGTAACGTCTGCCATCACTTGGTTCTGCTCATACTCGGTAAGCATAGCCTGCGTGTCGGTAAGGTTCACTATGTAGTTGTTGAACGCTTGAATGAAGTCATAGTAAGTGTTCCAACGGACAATCTCATATAGATAAAGGTCGGCATCACTGCCGTCAAAGTGGATGGTGTCGCCAAATACAGGGAATGCGCTGCTGGTGTCTATTGGCACACAAGCAGCCATATCACCGTTTTGGAAGACTTTGCAAAGCATCACTCCACTGTAAGGAGCGCGTGCTTGCGGCTCTATCACGATGTCAAATCGGTACACCACATCGTCAAGATATGAGGTCGCGGCTGTTGTATGTACGTTGGCGAGTGCCTCATCGCTATCACCGTTTGTAGTGACGATGAACTTCTCACCAGTAAGCACGAAGCCGAGACGCTCACCAAGACACTTGATGATATGAGTGTTTCGCTTAGCGATGTTCTTCACCTTGAACGTCATTGAAAGAGCAAGTCCATTGGTAGGGATAGAGGTGCTGGCAAAAGGCTGGTCGGTACACTCAGCCTTGACGTTCTCTGCCACACGTAGCGACATACGGCCACCGCTCTGCTCGGTACCGAACGTGTCAAGCACAAAGCCGTTGGTGGAGTAGTTTGAGCCGGTAACAACAATCTCTTTCTCCGTGCCGTCGGTGGCTTGGGTCTTGATGGTCTTGTCGGTGTCGGTGTTGCTCCTACCTGCGAGGCTTATCTTATACAAGGCTCCCTCGGTCTCGGCAATATCCAGCAGCGAACCGTTGACAAGCACCTCGCGCGTCTCTGCCAAAGAGGCAACGCCACAGGTGGCATCGAAAGTAAGAGTGTCGCCCTGACTGTAACCAACTACGCGCTTCTCTATCGTGTAGTACCTGTTGCGGTATATAGAACTCTCACTAAGGGTCTCTGTCGTGTCTGTGGTCTCGTTGGTCATGGTAACCTCTACGACGCATGGGTTCTTGCTACGTTGGTAGCAGGCAAGGTCTATCTTCAGCGTCTCAAAGAGTTTCACTTCGCCGTCGCTGTCGTCGCTCCATCGTGCCACAACAATAGGCTTGTCGTAGTCGGCAACTTCCTCACGCTGCTCTATCACCATCACTGCGGTATGCAGCACGTTACCTCGCGTGCCGCTGGCTACGTCGGTACCCTGTATGCGGATGGGGTATGCACCATGTCCTAACCCTGTCGGGTCGATGCTTACATTGTGGGGATAGGTGTCGTTGACAACAACGTCCTGCAGCGTTTCCCAGTCGCCGTTCTTGTATATCTCCACAACGGTTCTGATACCTCGGTCACTGGCATTGTTCGGGAAGCGATACATCGGGATAGATGTTTTCTGTCCTCCCACCTGTAACGAGGTCTCACGTGTATAGTTGAGGGTCTGCACACTCTCGCACGTTACATCAACGGCAATAATGCTGATGTTCTTTGTGGCGGTGTTGCCGCCATCGTCAGTGATAACAGCTTGCAGGGGCAATTCTCCTGCGTTCTGACACAGGCTACTCAAATCGAACTCAAAGGAGTAGTCGTTAAGTGTGGCACTCGATGCCTTTCTCGGATTGAAGAAAGCAACGGTATTCTTCGTGGTGCGGTTCACGAAGTTTACACTCATGATGCTGTTCGATGTCTCTTGACTGCCTGCCTTGGTAACAGACATGATGGCAGCTTTCACGAGGAACGAGCCACCTGCCTTGCCGTAGAAAGGATTATCCTTGAACGCTACGGCAATGGTAGTACCTGTGCCACCACCGCTGCCGGTGCCGACATTAAACTGTATCTCGTCGCCTACATCGTCGCCCTCGGCATTAACAAGTTTCAGTTTCACTACGCCCTCGGTCTCGGTGTCAACGTCCAGTCCAGCAGGGATATGGGTGTATGCACCACCAGTAGAGAGTGCATCTTTACCGTCTTTCTCCGGCTCGTCGCTGGTCTCTACCTCGCTTCCACCTCCGAAGTCTTTCCACAAACCTATCTCACCGAAGCCTGTCACCTCGCCTTGGAACTGTTTTGTTTCCATCACATTCTCGGCGGTGCGGTAACTGATGATAAGTCCTTTCTTGGCATAGCTCACACCTGTCTCACGCTGATATTCTATCAGTCGCGTAACGGCTGTTGCCAGCGTGTAGAACTCACCTGCCACTGGTGCGCCTATCATATCGTCGATGATGATGTAGGTCTCGCTGCCGGCGGCAAGGGAGCCAAAGTCTTTCCAGTTCTCGGTGTTGAGCCAGTTTTGCTCTGTCACCGTCTTGCCGACATATTGGTATGTTTTCCAGATTCCCGCAGACAGTTCGAAAGATAGGATAAGACCGCTGACAGCCTTCTCCGCGCTCCATGCCGCATGGACGGCACTCATATCTGTATTTAACGGGTCGAATAAGACATAATAGCCCTGAATAGGCTTTTCTATCGTCGCGTTGAAGATACTTGCCGGAACATTCTTCGGTGCTATCGCCACCATGTTTCCCTCTTTCCAAACATAAGGGATATTGTTCTTGCGATCGATGTAGACATGCTCTTCAGACGGAGTCACCTCCTGCAGGATGATGTCTTCCTGAAGGACGGAGACGTACAGCTTCTTCTGTACGTAGTTCCAGACATAGACACCGGCCTTGCTGATGGTGTCCTTGACGACACCTGGCTGCTCATTGGTCCAGATGCTGATCATGATGACGTTGTCAGCATCTTCTATCAGTTTCTTGGCGGAGGAAGACAGATGACCTGGGCCTATGGCTCCAGCTTCTATCTTACTGCTGGTCACGGCATCGTCTTCAAGGTGTTCGGTACCGACAGCCTCATTGGCAATCTTTTCGCCGGTCACTGCACCGGCAGCTATTTTCTGAGTCGTCACGGAACCATTAGCTTCCAAGGCTGACAGTCGGCTGTTGATGGTAGTCAGCAGCCCTGTCAGGGTCTCGTCGTCTGTGACGCCCTGCAAGAAGGAAATGACTTCGTTGAAACTCTCTATGGCTGACGTGACATCACCTTCCATCAACGTTGACAAGGCGTTCTCGAGTGCCTGCAGACGAGTGATGATGGCTGCATCTGCATCACCCCTCGATGTGGCTTCATTTTGGAGCTGTGTCCGCAGATTCGATATCGCCGTATTGATTTCCGCGATGCCCAGCCCGTCGACGCGGTTCTCTAAGGTTCCCACGCGCTCTTTAAGGGATGCGATGTCATCCATCGTCTCGCCAGTAATAAGGTTGTCAGCCAAATAGTTCAACACTGCCGCGACCATCCTATTGGTCACGCTTCCGGGTTCCGTCGCATCATTGATCTGCTCGATGATGCCAATGATGGTTTCTTTAGACTCTGCCATATTATGTGTATTAATGTTCGACAAATTTAACTCCGAGATGGGGCGATTGAAAATACAGGTTAAAAGGTCAAGGCGTGCGTTACGTCGGTACCGCCGGAGCCCTGCAGACGGAAATTACCGAACATCGCTTGCACGACATTGGAAAGCGTCCCCATGTAAGCCTCTCCATAGAGGTTACGCTCCACCTCTGACAAGACCTCGATACTGCTCAGGTATCTCGGCAGCCACCATTCTCTTTTCTTGCGGGGCTTGCCCAGCTTGTGCGCCTTGCGGTATTTCTTGTCGAGGAACTTCAGCCCGTTCTCGTCGTCCTTGCCGCTGTTGCCCCGTCGATAGCCCTTGCCGGTACCGCGACCGACGAAGATTCCATACAGAAGAAACTGGTGGGCAATGGTAATTTGCCCGCTGAGATTGGTTTCTTGGTGTGACAGCGAACGAAGGAGGCTGCCCGTCCTGACGATACCCAGACGCAAGATATTCTCCGTCCAGATCTTCACCATCATCTCCGACCAGCTTTTCTCCCACTTCCGGATGTCTTCTTCCGTCACCGGTCTTACGATTTTACGTCCACTGCTCATCGTCGTAGATTAAGTCAACTGGTTCCTGAACATAGAGGGTGAAGTGCAGCCCCGTCACTCCGGAGAGGTAGTATTGCCCTATCTCCTGATTGGGAATGCTGTGCGTATCGAAGTACATCTGCTTCTCGTCGTAGCTGTATTTGTCCCGGATGATCTTCGATACGAACTGCCGGAACAGCTCTCGGCAGAGGTCCAGTTCCGTCTGCCTGCTCTGCATGTTGCCGTATTCGTAGGCGGAGAGGATGAAGACCGTATAGGCGCGGTTTTTCTGGAAGCCGTATGCGCCGTCCGGCGACGACAGGTTTCCGCTGTTGGTGTCGCTGATGGCGACGAAGCGGTCTTCATCGCGATATTCCTCGTACAGTCCTTCCAGGTTGTCCGGACCGGAAATGGTCACCGGTTTGAAACCGTTGGCTTTTGCCAGCTTATTCTTGCAGGTCATCGCAACGAAGTAAGCGATGGCATCAAAGTGGTTATTTTCCATATTTTTTCTCTATTTCGTCTGCCTCTTTTGCTGAAGCGTCCAACTCAGCCAGGGCAGTCCATGTATCTACCTCGTTACGGACATATTGCTCTTTCGTGACGTCACCTTTGGTCAGCAGCCGCATCTGCGCCCTCATGCTGGCAATCAGCGACTCTCTGGTGATGGAGCCCGCAGCGGTGCTTGCCGGCTTCAGGAAGTTCGGGAACTCACGGCTCAGCAGCTGCTTGACAGCGCCATACCATAGGAACACCCCCATCAGGATTTCGTCTTTCAGTTCTTCTGCATCGTCGTCTTCCGGCACTCGATAGAGGATGCGTGCCATGCCTTGCAGGCAGTCGTTGTTTCTGCTGAGCAGGTAGGACTGGTAGAAACCCTCCAGCTCAAGGTACTTTCCAAAGGGCAACTCCTGCAGCTCGAAGTCAACGGCATCAAGCCCGTCTATCTCTATCCTGTCCGTCATCTGCTCCACCTGGCAGACAAAGCCGACACTCTGGACGCAGGCCGGCAGCAAGTCCGGAGCGAAAAGGAAGGTCTTTCCTGATGTCTGCTCACGGCATAGCCATCCTTCCGGCAGGCGCTTTGCAACTTCCAGCCGTGCGAAGTATAGGAAAGCTGCCGTACTCACCCTGTTCTCCCAGTCGGGAGTCTCGGCATACAGCCATATCAGCCTGACCACATGGCGCAGCTGCTCCTGGTTGAGTTGGGACCATTCCGTCGGCAAGTTGAAAGACATCTCCTTACATAAAGAAGAAGGTGGAGTCTTCTTTTTTGTTCTGGTATCTTTGTGCATGGCGTGTAGCGTGTAATCTTGATGCAGTATATGTGGGGTAGTCGTCAGGATAATTCTCCAGGGATTCCACCATGAGTGACAGCATCTGCGTGTTATACTTCTGCCCTTCCTGCAGGGAGACATAATGTGCGATGAAATCACGGCACTTACTCATTATAGCATTGTCCCAGTTTGTCATGGCGACTCCCCTTTCCTTCGACAGCAGTTCTTCCATATATTCCACGCTGATTTCCCTGCGGAGAATAGCATCAGCAGCAACAGCACGGGAACGTGCCGATACGAAGTTGGCAGCCGTTTTCTGGAGTGTGGTCAGCCGCTCGAAGTCCGACCACCGCCAGAACAGCGTCGGAATCTGCAGGCTGGCGGCATGAGTGCCGCTCCATCCTTCCACTTTCTTCATGATGTCGACCATCTGTTCATTGGTCTTGGCAAGTTCAATGCTCAGCTCGTCGATAAGGGCATCGACGCGCGCCTTGCTCGCCGGTGCCGTACTCTCTGTAGAGACAATGCCGAAGCCTGTTGCCGTCAATACGAGGTCCAGCGAACGGCAGGTATGGATAAAGGCATCCAGGCAGACAAAACGGATGCAAGCCTTTTGCAAGG